GGTCCACCAGCCGTTGGCATTGGTTTGGTGCCACTTCTATTCATCATGCCGAGTTTCATGAGTGCTTGTAATACTCCTCCCATTCCTTGCTGTTGTCCCATCATGGCTTGCGCAACACGCTGGCGCGGCATAGTCTGCTGGGTGATAAGGGCCTCTGTCGCAGGATCGTATTGGCTCATAGGGTCCATGGGCATCGGAGTCATAGGGCCTCCTGTAGTGCGGCGTTCAAGGCATCTGCGCGACACTGATAAGCCTGAAATCGTTCAGGATACTTCTGACGGGTCCATTCAATACGGTCCTCAGACTGATGCCGATAGGCGGTACAATCGTAACAGTCTAACGATGTGTGATTCATGGAGAAATGTGCTGGAATCTCCATTTTCGTAGCGAGATACTCCATGACCTGTTGCCGTGTCCACTCGTCTATGGGGTGCAATCGGATGATACCGTCTACTACCTCACCATGTTTCGCCGGGCCGCGATGCGACTCCTCGGCACGCTGTCCATAGACTAATCGTGTGACACCTAACGCCTTGGCCTTCTCCAGCAGTGGCCTGGCCAAATTCTCAAAGCAACAAGATAGAGACGGTTGAATGGTAATCGGTTTCGCATGGGTTATCGTCTGTCCTAATGGAGTCCATTCCACAGGCACGACATCAGCAGGAATCCCTTCCATGGCGTTCTGTCCTGCTCGATCACTTTGCACGACATACATCGTCACAAGTCCCGCTGCATAGTTCACAAGGTCACGGGTTTCAGGATAGGCAAACCCCGTATCTACGTAAATGGCACAGTCTAATGCGTCCCTTAACAGGTGTAGACAGGCCAGCGAATCTTTGCCACCTGAGAATGCCAACGCCAGCATTATTAGAACATCGCCCCCACCATAAGCGCAGTTCCTCCTAATCCAAGTAGTCCACTCTGCATATTGCCTTGTTGCGCAGATTTTTGATTAAAAACATCTGTCGAGTACTGCCCTTGTGCATTGGTAGCAGCATACGTAGGCGCTGGCGCGATCTGCGAACTCTGCGCATAACTCGGCATCTGAAATGGATTGCTCACTTGCGATCCCGACATTAGCGCAGTGATTTCGTTCAGGGGAATAGACCGTTGGGCATTGTATTCGTTCAAGCCCTGCTGTCTCGATTGGATGTCCATCCCATAGTTCCGCTGTGCTTCGACGCCACCGGATATCACCGCTTGATTGCGGGCATCGTTCTCCTGCCGGTCGATCTGCCGCATCGCGTTCTGATAGGCCAGCGAGTCCTTGGGAATCCCCGCCGCCGTGAGTTGGGAATTCGCATTATCCCGTTGCACCGCAATATCCTCGTTCGGGCGCTGCATCATCGCGTCATAGACCTGCCGACGAATGGCATCTGAACTACCCGGCATGGCGGACGCACCTGAATAGTCCACCTGACGGCCCACAATGCCTTGCGCCGCATTGATGCCCTGCGTCCCAAGGCCACCCAAGAGGAGTTGATTGCCCGCCTGTTGATTGTAGAGGGCTTGTTGTTCAGGAGAAAATGTTTGCGTAAAGGTTGGCGTATCTTCATTTCTGGTAAATTGCGCCTGGGTTGGCGCAATTGGCGCTGCGCCACGACTCATCTGCCCAATAGATGCAGATGTGGGTCTAGTCCGTCCATCCCCAGAGAAATTCTCAACAAACCTACCACTCTGTGCTGCTGGTTGAGGGGCATTATAGGCCGCTAACGCTTGTTGATATTGCTGCATCGCAGTATCGAATCCTGGCTGGTCGAATGTGCCATAGGATACCGATTGCGTGCCATACGGGCTACTGACGTTTGGATTATTGAGTTTAGCCGTCGTCCGCGCCGCCTGGATATTGGCAGCGCCTTGTGCTTGCGCAGCACCTTGATAATCGGGAGCGGCTGGTGCTGATGGTTTACCCATGCGATCTCCTTGTGAGGAAGCGACAATCCTCTTTGCGCCACGTGTAGATCAAGAGACTTCCGTCCGTATCCGCTTCAGGAATCGCACACTGTAACTTGAATCCGAAATGCTCAACGAAGCGTCTTGCTTTCTCGTTTACACTCGACACCAAACCAATGACCACCTGACAGTCTAGTTGGACAAAGGGGTAATAGCAGATGAACCAGAGCCACTCCCGCGTGAATCGTCCCGTCACGGCGATATGGGCAAAAATCGACGCCCCGTTGCAATAATCGTACATGGCTCCTGCGACGAGCTCCCCGTCCCGTTCGCACCCGATACAGGTCGCGCCTTCGCGCCAGGCCCCCGCGCCTTGCGCGTGCATCCACTCACCGACACGCTGATGCTCTTGATCGACAATGCGCGTATGGGTGGAGGTCATCATAACGACGGGGCCTGTTCGTAAATCATCGAGCTGGCCATCCATTGACAGGTGAGCGAAAGGGAATCAATTTTGATCTTTCCGGAAAGCCATCGCCCCATCCATTCAGCCGGTGAGGTCCATTGCCGTGCAACAACAGTTCCGCTCGACCAATAGGCTTCATTCCACTCACTCGTGTTCCAAATGCCACCTGCCGTGACGGCATACGACGCAGACCCCGTAATTTCATCGTCGGCAAAGTCCACATCCACATCCACGCCATAGTTCACCGGCCCATTCACAGTCAGAATGGGCATGAACATCTTGCATTGCTTCGGATTTTCGTCCCCGAAGTTCTGAAACGCTTGCTTCGCGTAGAACGAGATGTTGGCGCCGAGATCGCTCACGCCCGTCCAGGCTTTGTAGACGATGAGACCCTTCACGAAATAGAGCTCATAGTTGAAGACGGCAAAATCCTCCGCATCCCATTCGGTGAACTTGCACCAGGACTTGGTGATCGTGTTCATCACATATTGTTCGTGTTCGCCGTCCTCTACGAGCGGGACGTTGACCAGCATCGCGTCAAAGGCGGGAAACACCGTCGTTTTCCATCCGAACACCCCTCGATAACTCCGCGCTGCATTCGTAAAGGCGTTCTGAATCTTGTAGCTCATGGCGAACTTGGCCCGTTCCGCTTCGCCCGTTTGGAGAAGGGCACTCATCGGGAATACGCCGTTTTCCGTGATGATGACCGCTTCTCCGGCATACTGGCTGGCACACCGATAGCCCAACGGCTTGCCGATCTTGTAGGTGCCGATCTTCTGCCAGAAGGAGGCGCTAGAGGGGTTGTCGCCTTGGTAGACGATCGCTTCACCCTCTGACGTAAGAAAGACGGCGACATCGTCTGACCCATCGCCTGCATCCCGCGTCCAAGTGACCATCGCCACCAGATAGCCGCCCTTTTTCGCCTCCGTCCCGAGCGGGAACTTCGTGAGAGCACCACCGATGGAACCGGAGGGGAGATACCAGACATCCAGTGAATTATTGACGATGAAAAAGAGGCGATTTTTATAGACATTGACGCCGACAATCGTGGTCGTGGTCACGCCGGTCAACGCGGGCGTGGTGGCATTATCTACCGCCGTCCATGTCGTTCCATCATAATAGGCAGGTTTATCGACACCATTGACGGCAATCGACCAATTATTCGTGCCGTCACTAAACATCGTCGTCTGGTGCTTCCCATTCGTGCGGGCAATCACCGAAGTCCCCACCGCACCAGCACTACTTACGTTATAGGTGCCGCTCGCGGTAAAGCAGAACATCTGATTGCTGCCGGTTAGTTTGTTATGGACCATCAGCGTTTTGCCAATGCCCGTCATGGCGGTGGCATGGCTCGCGTGCCCACCTCGAAACTCGACATAGGAGGCACGCGGAAACCAGTTCTTCAGCATAATCGCGTCCGTAGGTTGCATCGACGCAAGCGCATCACGGGCATTCCAGCCTGAGACGGGGGCAGGATACGACCGCACCACGCTTGTTTGGACCATCGGGGCACGTTTGTTACGTAGTGCGGCTCTCATGGAATCGACCAGCTCCAATTCGGCACCAGGATGCCAGGCATGGCTTCCCGTCTGCCATCGGCCATCGATAGGACGGGTTTGCCCGCATCGCGTGCCAAAGCGTCCTTCACCTGGGTTTCATAGGTACGGAAGTCCTCGGCATACTCCAATCCCTTTTCCTTCTTCCATCGCCAGCGCAGGCCTGACAGGAGCAGGTATTCTGGAAGTAACAGGGTATCGGTATCGAGCGTGAATGCCGACTTGTAGGTAGTGCCGTCGATACCAAGAATCCAGTTCAGGCTCGCATACTCAAAGGCCCAACTCAGGGAGGCGACTGGCGCGGGATTGACGAGCAGTTTGCCACCACGAATGCGGTAGTAATAACGTGGGCCCGTGGTGCCAATGCCCTTGAGCGTAGCCCACTGATCGTCACTGAGGGGTCCGAGGATAGGGAGCTTGGAGGTGCGGTCCCAGAACGTCTCGTTCTTGATATAGGCAAAGCCGTTACTGGCAATGGTGGCAATGGCGCCTTGGTCCTCGGCTGCAATCGTGGTATGGGTGGCTTCAAACGTGATGCCTTGCCAGGTTCCACGTTTGGAGAGGTCAGTGCCCTCTTCTTCAAGCAGCCGAAGAATTTGCAGGATTTGGGTGTCGGTGACGGATCCCATGACAGTCGCTGGCACCGGCACATTGGTCCGAGCGCACATGGAGGAAATCAGCGTGAGGAGAGACATGCACTACCCCCGTTTACGTGACGATGGCCGAACGACCATGTCTTCAGTGTCCAGGAGATCGTTCGCCGTAATGACAGACGACACGGACCCTGTCGGGGTGTGTGTCTGCACCATAAGCCCTTCTACCTGTTTCGTCAAGGTCGCCAGGCTCATCTTCAGCACATCGTTCTCCGTTTGTAACGCGACGATCTGCTGTGTAAGAGGCCCCTTATCCGTCGCTTGCGCGAGCCAGGCAATGGCCTTGCGCTTCTGTTCGAGGGCACCCATCCCGATTCTCACCAATCCCTCGTCGTTCGCCTCAGCCAGATATTCGACGGTAGGGATGTTCACCCGAATCAAGTTCTCCTGTTGCGCAGGCGTCAGCACCGGCCACCCGCGGATCGGGGTCCCGACAAGCGGTTCTTCTAACCCGTTCTTCCAGGCTTCATACTGTTTCTGATAGCGTGTCGCTTGCTCCTGAGACAAACTCCCTCGTTCGACCTTAATCGGCAGTTCATCGAGAAAGGCTTTTACCTTCTTCACCACTTCATCCTTGGAGTAGGGGGGAGTAATATGGGCATATTCCATATCCTTCGTCACCGCCCGTCCTAGTGCGAGACTGGCAGTCTTGTCTTCGATGGGAATACGTTCAAACCGCACGAGGGGCGCAATCGACTTCCGTTCCATGACGCTGCTGATAGTGTCGATCATATGTATCCTCCGGTAAATAGATAAACCATGTAAAATTGTCGTCTAGTTCAATTTCTAATTCGTTCTGTCTCGCATACTCTTTGACGGCCCGAGTCACCCCAAACTTCTCGAAGGCTGTGTTTTCGTAGTCATGTCCTGAGAGCCACCCGCCAGGTTTTACCTTCGGTGCCCAAAGGGTAATGTCACGTATACATCCCTCATAACTATGGTCAGCATCAATAAACACCGCATCCAATGAGGCGTCAGCAACCTGCATCGCTGCCTGTGCGGACTCCATGCGCAGGATCATCGCGCGAGATTGTGCAAATCGCACCCGGGCCTGTGCGTACTGGTAGTATCGGTCCTGGGCCTCCTGCGTCAAAGACGCGTGCCAGTCCCCTGAATCGCCTTGGTAACTTGCGCCATCACCCTTCCAGGAATCCACCATCACGAGCGTAAGCTCATTTCTCCGCAAGAGAATCCGTGAGAGGTCTGCGCAGAATATCCCAATTTCCGCAACGCGAACGGGTCCGTCAGGGAGATGCCGCAGTATGGCCTTGGCCCGTTGCCCTGATGGTGTCTCTGGAATGCCAGTCCTGGCAATATGCGCGAGGAATCCAGGTCCATCGACTGCGACCACTCCATGAAAGTCCTGTACGAATTTGATGAAGTCCTGGGCCTGCCCGACCATCCACGGCGCACAGGAGAACACCCGTTCACCGTACACCGCATTGATTCGTGTTTCGCCTTCGTTCAACACTTGGGGAAAGGCATGATGCTGTCCATCGAGATAACACGAATCCATCCCATACAGTAGAATCGTCGAGGCTCCTAGAAGTTCAGCTAGATGCGCCGCTTTCATTCCCACCGTGGTATAGCCCCCCAACAAATGCACGGGTCTGATGGATTCATTGCGCAAGAGGTCATAGGCGCCTTCGATATGGCAATGGAAGATCGTCACATCGTATCCAGACAACGCATCAAAGATGGATGGATCACAATGTGAGGCGATGAGATAGCGCGTAGCATGGGACGGATGTTGCACGAAGGCGGCGTTGTCAACCCGTGCATCCAAGATCACATGCCTACTAGGCATGATGCCCCGCTGCGTGAGATAGTCATACGCCCCATTCGTGGCCCAAATCTCATGTCCATGTTGCTGCTGCCACCGTAACGCATCAATCGCCTTCGCGAGCGAGGGACTTCCACCCACAATACACACGGGGCGGTCATGCGAGGCATCATCCACGTTGAACCACGTATGGGGGCGTTGCATCGATGCCCGGATATTTGAGAGCAGTTGTTCGTTCATGGTATTGCAGACGGCATCCAATTCTGCACGAGTCAATCCCCCAATTTTCCAGACAGACGGCACCCATCCATCACAT